CCAACCAAAATTAGGGGTTGTTGTTGCCATTAGGTTAGAGCTCCGATCGCTTTAGACCACTGTAGTGTACCATTTACGCCACTCCAGATGGTGTTAGTTGGAAGTACTGTTGCCCATGTCGAGGCTATAAGAGAAAAGTCTGTAGGTGAGACATAGATAGTCGCATCCACGAATGTTGGTGTGGCTCTCATGGAGATGCCCTCTACAAAGCCTGAGAAGTACCCCTCGAACATGTTAAAGGGAAGGTTAGTAATAACTACTGGCTCGCCAAAAAAAAGGTTAATAAGGTCATCTCTGAGGGCATTAGGCATAAGAGGATTGTCAAGTCTAAAAGTAATCTGATCAAGCTGTGTTCTAGGCACTGAGCGCAGGGCTAGATCGCGCTCGATGATGTCCTCAATGTCTGCCAGAAAGCGGATGTTAGAATCGAATGTTCTTTGGTAGCGACCATAAGTAGTAATAGAAGCATCGTCTGTGGCTGAGTATGTGCTGCCGTAGTCATTGCCATAGCGCACAATCTCACTGTTACGGATCTTGCCAATCTGTAGGATTGACTTAACGCTGGCAGGGGAAGCGTAGTTGCCATCTAATTGGGTTGAACCATTAGCTGCTAAGTAGTTACTTCTATGATCTGCATCTGCATAGGCTATGCGCCCCTGCTTGTCCTCGTAGAGCGTTCCAAGTGCGCTATCTGCTATCTGCTGAACTAAGGTTTGAGTGTTGCGATCTGCTGCTGAAAGATTATCCATCTGATATAGACCAGAATCAATTTCACCCAATCCCACATTCTCAGCATTAGCCCATGTAGTAGTTGGATCATAAGTAGCCCATGTAAGGGCAGGTGCAACCTCTTGCCATTCGCCTACCAAAAGATCTTCAAGAATGATAGCAATCTGTTCGCCATCTAAATTGTGTGCCACAGAATCTGTGTAAATGGCTTTAGGTAGTTTCGCCAGAGCACCGACTGCAAGGATAGTGCCAAGCGTTACATACCCTGATTCTTCTGGGCTTCTAACTGATGTTGAAAAGTCTGAAACTGTTCCACCAAATACAGGCACATAAGTGCCACCACTATCTTTAAGTTCTAATGTAAGAGAATCTGTAACATCAATGTCAAAGAGAGCATTGGTCGAATTGATAATGTCCATGCGGGCATAACCTGCTTGACATTGGCGATCGATATCGATGCGACCAATAGTAAGATTAACAGCCGTTACATTGGTGTACACAGTCGTGCCGACTGTTATGCGCCATTCTGGAAGCCATGTCATACAGCTAGAAGTCCTGTTGCGCTAGTGCCACGCTGATATGACTGACGGACTACATCTTCCACGGCTCTAGCAATAGCCTCTGGATCACCGATTCCAGCCTGGATTGTAATGTTATAAGCATTGGCAGCTTGTGCTGCATAGCGTGAACCGCTAACCGCACCTGATACACCTGCTCCACCTGCTAGACCCTGCAAGAGAGACGAGCGAGCAATGCTTTCTAAATCAAGTGTAGAAGCCATCTGGCTCGCAGCCGATGCGTTTTCCATATCTAGTAAGTCTGCAAAAGCATTGGCGCGAGCTGCTGCTGCTTCTGCATATTCTAGAATAGCCCCAATAGATCCACCTGTTGTGGAGATAGGCGCAATATAATCTCCTGCTGGGATTCCCGATCCTAAAGATGCGCTAGTAGGCACTTTAGCTTTAGATTGTGCAGCGGTCTGTCCTAGTAATGCAATCATCTCTCTAATCTTGCGTAATGCTTCATCGAGATTATCTTGGTCAATCAAATCTTTAGGCTTTAACCCTTTGAGGATAGATTCAATGTCTGTCATTGTAACTTTTTGACCAGTTAAAGCCCCAAGGACTTTGAGATCCGCATTGAGTTTATTGGTCGCAGCAACAATGGCTGCTTCGTCTTTAGCAGCAATAGCATCTTCTAGGGCAAGGATAGATTGCTTAACATTAAGGCGAGCAACATCGTTAGCAACCTGCAATCTTTGCGTGTCAGTAGTGGCTTTGCTGAGTGCTTCTGCTTGAGAAGTAAGAGCTGCTGCGATCTGGATCTTGTCCATATCAAAGACTTCTTCACCCTTGAGAAGGGCAAGGTTAGCCTTATCGATTGCCTGTTGCAGTTTTTTGTCTTTAAGTATCTTTGATTGAGTAGCAGCTTGATCTTTAGTCAATTTATTAAGAGTCTTTTGCTGCTTAATTTGAACTTGACCTGAAATGGTCATCGCGGTATTAAATGGCTTAGGTTTTTGTCTTTCATTAGCACCTAATGTATTGAGTACGCCTAGAGCAGATGTCTTTTGAAAAGTCTTGAAAGCATCAAATAAGACATTAGCCCCAGGAATTGATTTGATCTTTTCGACCAATACACCAACACCACGAATGGCGTCTGCTATGTATAAAGCAACATCTTCCATGTCTTGTGCAAGGTTAGATACAGAGTCATTATCCCCAAGCATTTTAAGAGCATCAATTAAGCCTGTGCCAATAATTTCTTTTGCATTGTTTGACGCAACTGTCAGTTTATTCATTGAGCCTTCATAGCTGTCTGCTGCTGACTTGGCTGAACCTGCGAATGTGGTGCTTAACTGATCAACCACTTCATTGAATGATTTAGTCTTTAGGTCTGCTTTAGAAATACCAACACCAAGCTTACTGAGCGCTGTGTTGTTTCCTAGATAAGCCTTGCTTAAAGCACCTGTAACAGATTGTAAATCTTTACCTGTAGCAGCACTTATGTCTAATGCAACATTAAGAAGTTTCTGAGTTTCGCCAGCATCTTTAGTGGCTATTGCTAGAGTTTGATACGCGGGACGCAATTGATCATCTAGAATGCCGAACTCTTTTTGTAGCCGTTGAATGTAGCCTTCTGCTCCAATAGCGTCGCGCTCCATGCCCACATTCTTTAGCGCATTGGCTAATTGCTTTTGTGCTTTTTCATCGGCTGCTGCTGCCTTGATGGAAGCTTTGCCGTATGCGATAACTGAGGCAGTACCAAATGCTAAACCAAATGTCTTTGCAAGGGATTTGACATTTTTGGTTAGTTTGCCTGTTGCTGAGTCTGCTTGCTTAAAGGCTTTATTGCCTGTGAACTCGGCGGCGATGTCAATAAATACATTAGCCATAATTAGCCTCTCACTGTTGCGCGCTTGTTAAGTTTATCTGCTGCGCCCTTAATCGCTGCTAAAACTGCTTCTCTGGCTTTGCCGTTATTCTCATCGTATGCGCGGAATAGTGCGCGACCTTGCAACTTGCCGTCACCCTTCATGGATGATGAATACTTGCTTTGCTGGTTTTGCACAAAGCGACTTGTAGGGGTCTTGCGCCCCATAGTCTCATAAATAGCACCAGCAGCAGTTTTGTTAAACACGCGAGCTAATGATCTAAAGCCCCTGCGGTTAGGCTTGGATGGTGTTGTCTTGTAACCAATACCAGCTTTGACAATACGAGCGTTATAAGTAGGGAAGCGACCCTCTGACATTTGTCTAGGCAACCATCCGCTAAGCACTTGTCCGTTATCTGGTAGATACCCTCTAGCAGCCTTTGTAATAGGTTTTAAGGCTGCTGCAACCTCTTTGGGTAACGCTTTGGCTAAATCGGGGCTAAACTGGCGTAGCGACTTTCTAAGGGCGACCGCGCCTTTTATTGTTGCTGGCATCCCTCACCTCTTTCGCTTCATCCTTTAGCCCTTGCACAAGTGCATCGAGCATAACCTTGTCTAACTCTAATAATGCTTGTGGCGGAATCCCTAACCTGATGCTTAGCCTAGCAATCAAGTAGGTGAAAGGAAGATCCCGCTTTAAGCTAAAGGGTCTGAATCAAGCACCTCAACACTTTTGAGTGTCTCAATGAACTCCATCCCAAAAGGCTTAACAGTTTCACCTGACCTGCGTGTTACTTCCCATGCTAACCAATAGACATCGCTCTGCTTTTCTTCATCGCGGAACGCCTTATGGAAGCCCTTTTTAGCGTACTGCTCAAATGCGTATTCCACCGCTGGGGTGATCTCGCCTTCTAGTACGCTTCCATCGTTACGAACTATCTTTAGTTTTGCCATGAGTTTGCCCCTTTATTTAATTGATTAGAATGTGCCTGTTGTGGCTACTGCAACTGTTGAGTTAGCAGTAAAGGTAATCGACATGCTTCCAATGTCACTTACAGCACCATTAATGTCGGTGGTGTTGTTAATCAACAAGGAAACTGTGTATAAAGGATTGGTTGCTGAAACAGCAGTACCCTTTGTTTGTAGGAATACAGCGGTTACTGTTGTTCCCCATGCAGCCTGTAGTGTCTGCAATACATTAGCTGTAGCTGTGTCGTTGAGGAAGTCGATTGTCACTGTTGATGACTCTAGTCCCTTAACGAACTTGTGTGATGAGTCAC